CAACATTCCTGGTTTGAACATTTTTACAAATTCATCATGACTTATATTCCAATAAGGAAAAGCCACATTGTTAGATGTTGGAGTACCATCAATTTTAAACGCTCCATTATTCAAATTTGTAATAGTCACTCCGTTTAATGTTTGAGTGTTGAATTTAGTATAATCAAATAAATTTACCTCACCATTAGGGGTGTTAATTCTGGCAACATCAATACTATCCTTATCACTAAATAGCAATTCACTGCCATTATTTAATCCCTCATCATTTCGCTTTGTAAATTTATCAATCTTAACATTAAATCTTTGATAATTTTGACCAACACGAATAACATCAGTTCCAACAAATTGTTTTTCTTTAGAACCACCTGAACTTATCATAAGGTTGCCATCAACGTTCATTTTAGCATCAAAGGTAAGGTGCATTGGTTTGTCAATGGTTTTATATAAGTTCCACATATCTTCCATATCCACAATAGCATTGCCATCGTGAGAATATGCTTGTTGGCTAACATCCCAAGATGTGCTAGAACCTTGGTGTTTTGATACATCAAATGTATTTCTACCACTATTTATAATTTTTAATGTATTTTGTGGAAACACAACATCGCCAACATTAAAAATACTTGGATAAGCACTTGGTCTAAATGTTTGACCCACATCTTTTGTATTTTTATTATCATTAGTGCGTTGGTATTCCACATTTTCAATTTTTCTTGGATAAATAAGCTGTAAATTAGTGTTCTTGTTATTTTTAATATAACTAGCTATCGAATCTAAATCACCGAATGTCTTTGGGAAAGACAATGTCAACGCATTAACATTTAAACTTCTATATTTTACACTCTTAGCTATCGTAAATGGATAGTCTTGCTTTGGTTTTTGACTAGCATAGAATATATTTTCAAACATATTACTTAATAACGGATATTCACAATACTCATTATTAATATGATACATTATACTAGTAATTTGTGGGTGTGTGAATAAAACTTGATTATAAGCCTCGGTATTTGGCGTCTCTATATAATTACTAAATGTCAAATCTTTACAAGAAATATTGGCTTGACCTAATACTTTGATATTAGTTGTACCTATTGTAGCCAATTCAACACATATATCCTTAAAAGGTGGCAAGTAATTAGCCTCACTATCCCACTCATCTAAGCCGACATAAACATCGCTTATTGTCATAGAGTTTAAACTATTTTGTGGTGTAAAATCCATAACAAAATACTTATAATTCTCACTATTCGTAAAACTTCCATCATAAACTTCACCAACATCGTCACTAGCCCTATACAATTCTTTTAATGTACGTTCATCGTTTGTAAAATACATCCTTACACTATATGGTTGTCCGCCAGTTCCAAAATGCACATAAATTTTCTTTCCTTGTGGAATAGGTGTTAAAAACCTATGATACCCCAAAACATAACCAAGAGATGGGTCTATCATAATATTTACACTTATTCCTTTTCTACTAAACCAATTATATTCAGTATTGCGACAAGGTATGGTTGTAGGGGCTTCGCTAACCCCCTCGGCATACTTATTAATCCAAGGTGTAAATAAGTTTTGCTTAGTTTCACTTGTTGGCAAAGTACCATGATTGTTACCTGTATTAGGATTAACATTACTTACTAATTGTAACGGATTGTCTGGTGTAACATACGCTTGATAAGTAGTAGGCTCATGTTTCTCAACATTTCCCTCAACAACCATTTGTTCAGGAGAGCGTTGTTTTGCAAGAGTAGGTTGTAAAACATATCCCTCAACGTTAAACCAAATATATTGATTAGTTTGAACCTCTCTGATATATCCATTATTACCATAGAAACCAATTAAATAAGTTCCTTTGTCTTTTAACGAAAACTCGGTACTAATATTACTTCTATAAGAATAACTAGTTCCTTTAATATTTAAAGTATAATATAATGTCTTAGTAGAGTTGTTATAACTTACAATCAATTCTTGTGTATCGCTTGTGAATCTAACAATCTCTCCATCATAATTAACACTTCCAGGTTCCCAAACAAATGTAGGCATTTGATTTTGTGGCATATCAACATCATATGTCAACGATACATCTTTGGGCAATCTTAAGCCATAATTACCATCGACAATATAATCATCTAAGTATTCGGGTTCACCCTTAGATAAAACCCCTCTAACATTATGCGCTCCGCTCCAATCAACTTTCATTGAGGTATCATAACAATCAACCTCTAACGTTGGAACGAAATTCGATGTTGCGGTTTCATAAAAAACTTTTACATCGACCAATCCTGTACTATAATAATATCCATTATTATCATAGACTTCATACTTAACCTTATAATTATTATCGCTTAACAATAATGTTTGGAATGTATATTTTAAATTACCATTATAAACATCACCGCTTGTGTCAATTTCTTTACCGCTATCATTATATAAAGTTGCTTTCCAATGTTTAATTACAATCGTTTGTGTAGCCCCAAAATATTGCCATGTAGGCACAAATTCATAGTTTGGCACAGTAATAGGGCTTGGAACATTTAGCTTTAACAGTGGCGGAATAATGAGTACCAAAGGAACTAACGGACTTACTCCATAAGCCTTTCCAATCTTACCACTAACTCTATTATATGACACAACGTTTAAATTAGAGTTTTGTAACGCAGCCTCACGATTGGTATAAAACCTCATGCGATTACCGCTAAAGATATTAATATAATATAATGTTCTAACCCCATCAACATTGAAGCTAAAAGCATCTCCTGTTTCGATTCCGCTTGCATTATAAAGGAATGAATTATCGTCTGGGGTTTGTGTGTCTTGGTTACAAGTTAATTCATATCCATAAACCTCCAACCTCCAACCTAGGTTAGACCCATAATAATCTAGCATATTTGTTAAATTAAATTCACTAGATACAACATCGCCATTATATTTAGTTCCACCCAACGTAAAATCATACCAATCATTATTGATTGTTACCCATTTACCACTAGTATTTTGTCGATATAGATTTAGCCTAGCGCTATTTAATTCATAGCCTTGAAATATAAATGAAAATTGCACATCCTTAGATACATCTACCGCTTGGTTATTCGGTAACATGTATAAAGGCGTTGGATTAAATATTAAAGACATTACTAATCATCTCCTTCTTTTAATTTTTCTCCGTTAGATAAAGAGTCATATACTTTATCCATATACTTACGAGTATAATTATCATAACATTGTTCACAACAAAAATCAACCCATTTACCGCCAACTTTTCTAATAATCCAACCATTGTCCTTAAGATTATGGTTGACCTTTAGAAAGTTGGTAGTTGGGTAAAAATTATTACTCTTGCACCCATCGCAATCACATGATATAATCGTACCACCTAATCCATAATTAACTACTTTCATACAAACCACCCCTTGCTTTATATTGTCTTTTTCTTTTACTTTGGTCTTTCCAACAACGACTATTCGACTTGGTATAACGATAATACCAATCGTCATATCTCTTGCCTTTCTTTTTACAACGCAAACCATTTAGATTAATTTTATATTCTAACTCAAGTTCATGCAATTCTTTTTTATCCATACACATATGTCTATACTTGTGTTGAGAAAGACATTTGCCAATTTTGTAACAAGGTTTTCTTCTAAATC